TGAAAAGCGTCTATATGACGGCTGATGAGATTTATAAGTTTACTATCTCTCACCAAGTGTCCGGAAATCGGACTCGTCGTATGGTCCGCATCGACAAGAAAGTCGTTGCAGCCGATCCGCTGACGGCAGTTAATGCCTATCAGTCGCTCGGCCTCTACCTCGTTATCGATGAACCCAGTAATCAAGGGTTCACCGACGCAGACATTTGGCTCGTTTGCGCAGGTTTTCTCGCCTGGCTCACGCAAGCCAATGTCACGAAGGTGCTTACATCGCAGCATTAAGCGATATTGCACTTTCGGCGTTAGTAGCACGTTTGCTACTTTGGTCTGGCAACCCCTCGTATAAACGGGGGGCTGTAAGAATCGTGGCTGGACTGTTTACCTTCTATTAATACGGAGGAAACATGAAAAGCCAAGTAAATGACCAAATAGAGTTGGCAGAATGCATCTTAATTGATGCATTTGCCAAGTGTGCTGCCGATCTATCCGCTTTACGTGACATCATGACAATGAAGTCACGGGTCGAACACGAAGGGTTATCGTTTTTAACTTTAACCCTTCCTAGCTTAGGAAAAGACTTTGAAAAAGCTCTTGACCAAGGCTATATAGACTCAACACTCTTCAAAAGCTTTAAGAAGAATGGAGCAATCCCTGCATTTCTGCAAGGTATGCTCAGTCTTGTGTTCTTCCGTGGTACTGGAAGGAGATTAGAACATGTCGACGTCCAAGCGATCGAAGGCATCCGCGAAATCGCGTATGCCTTCAAAAAGCTTGAAATTGATTGTACCCTGCAAAGGGTGCAATCTGCACTCGACGGTTTCAAAACTGTTGAGCACATCCTCGATGAGACCTACATCAAGTCCCACCACTTCCTTGAATTTGTGGAAGTGGCTGATTGTCTATGGGATTGCCTTCGCAACATTAATGTTGAAGAGGCTGTACCCCGACATGGACCTGGTGCTACTGCTGAAGGTATTATTGGAAACGATAAATACACTTGGCAGTTCTGGTACGAACGTCTCGAACCTTATTTCCCTTTCTTCGCAAACGCCTATACTTTAGGTAGTTACGGATCAAAGGAGTTTGAGAATGTAACGTTCGTCTCTTCAGAAGCTGAGTTGCCTGTGAAGGTCACTCCAGTTCCGAAGACTCAAAAAGGGCCCAGAATCATTGCTAT